ATTTTTCAAAAATATTGTTACCCATAAATACTTGCTGAGGATCCTATGTATTCAACCACCGTTTACTTATACCAACAACTCGTCCGGGTACTTTTGATAGACACCAGTGGCGGATATTTTACAGCGAGGTACGACCCAGTGTATGCAAAACAATTAACAATCAACAAGGGAGTGGACAATGTTCTACTCTTTGAATTTATCAATCAAGATCAGAAACCTGTGAATATTGCAGGCTCTAGTTTTGTTTTCCGTGTGGTAAATCAAACAGGAGATGAACTCCTGGTTACCAAACCCATGGATATACTGAGTTCTGCGCTGGGCCGAGTCAAAGTGGTGCTCAACAACCAAGATACTATCAATATTCAGGCACAGCCTGCCAGTTACAGTATACAACGCACAGCCGGCGACTATGTGCAGGCCGCTTACACAGATGCCAACAGCCAAGCCAGAGCAGATTGCAATATCGTGGATTCAGTGTTTCCCCAACACATTCCGGCCGCAGAATGCACTGTACCCGACATGTACGGCAAGAACAACTACTTTGGTGTGGGTCCAACACAATGGCCAGACTGGGCACTGACACCACAGCCAATTAATGCTATTCAAGCAACTGAATTCTACAGCAGTTTCATGCCCACAAATGGTTCAAGTTTGACCACAGTCAAGTATGACTTGGTGGGGTATACCGGCACAGTCAAAATACAAGCCGCCCAGAACTATGAATCAGTTTGGTACAATGTCACAGAGTCAAGACAATATCTATGCGACACTGTGAGTGATTATCTCAACGTGGTTGGCTTCCATCCATTGTTGCGTCTGGCATTCAACAACTCAATTGGCTACGGTGCCGCGGGCACTGTACAAGTTACAGATACTGTGGTAACTTCAGTTAGTATAACCAATCCAGGTGTGTACTATGTGGCGCCACCCCTGATTGAAATCCTAGGCGACGGTTCGGGTGCAACTGCTACCTGTACAATCGATCCCAATGGTGGAGTGGCCGGAGTAACTATTACCAATGGTGGATCGGGTTACCTACCGGTCCAGTTCCAAAGTAATGTATCAGCCACTGCATTATTCACAAACGGACGAGTACAAAACGTTCAATATCGTTGATCTAGCGTAACTAATCTGTTATACTATACAGATGCTAGACATCCTTGCTTACCTACCTGCAAAAAGAAAACCCAGTCCACAAGGTTGGCTTAGTTTCAATGCGGTATGCTGTACTCATAATGGTAACAGCCCGGACCGGCGTGGTCGCGGTGGTATCAAAGCAACCGAATCGGGCTGGAGTTATCACTGCTTCAACTGCGCCTACACAGCCAGTTTTGTACTAGGACGTACAGTTAGTTTCAAAGCCCGACGATTACTGGGCTGGATGGGTGTGCCCGACAACGAGATTGAAATGCTCAATCTTGAAAGTTTACGACATCGTAGCATACATGGTATCCTAGAAGATCGTCAAAAGGTATTCAATACACTCAGCGCCATTGAGTTTGAAGAAGCAGATGACTTTCCGCCATACTCAGAAGTGGTCACATCAGAGCATCCACTATATTGGGATTACATTCGTCGACGTGGTGTACCAGAAGACTTTCCCATAATGACTGCAATCAAGAACGATGGCGTTCATTGGGTCAGACCATTTGTGCTAGTTCCGTTCACATACGACAACCGGGTGGTAGGGTGGACTGCTAGGTTCTTGGATAACAAACAGCCCAAGTACATCAATCACTCACAACCAGGCTATGTGTTTGGCACAGACTTGCAACATGCCAACTGGCAACATGTGCTGGTCATGGAAGGCATATTTGATGCACTGTCAATCGGTGGACTTGCTGTGATGCACAACACTGTTAGCGATAGTCAAGCAAGATTGATTCGCGGTCTTGGACGTATAGTCACTGTGGTACCTGACCAAGATGCGGCAGGTGTAGAATTAATCGATCGTGCTCAGGAACTGGGTTGGGCAGTGAGTATACCTGAATGGCCAGCGGGTTGCAAAGATGTCAACGACGCTGTGATAAAACTAGGAAGACTAGGCACCTTGCTAACTATTATGGCCTCAAGAGAAACTAGCAAGATTAAAATAGAAATAAGGAAAAAGCAACTTGTTAAAAAAATTCAATCTAGTTAAAAATATAGTTACACCGTGGTTGTGTCTTAGAGATCCTAGGTCTAAGTTGGTATATTTTGTACATTCAAAATGTGCTTGTTCGCTTTATAAACAATTGTTTTTAAAATTAGGATGGGATGAATGCACAAGTAATGAAATTGATTGGGATACTAGCATTGTATTTTCATACATCCGAGACCCTTTGGAAAAACACAGGATCGGAATAGTTGAGTGGTTTTACTATAATAATAAAACTGATATTCTTAAAAATAATGCAACAGATATAAATTTTTTTACAATGTTGTCGCAGATTGCATATCTAGATCATCATAGTATGAGTATCTACGAACATCTTGGTGAAAATAGTCAATTGGTTAACTGGATTCCAATTGATCAACCATCAATTGATCACAAACAACAGACCATTGAGTTACTAGAACAGGAATCAACAGTTGACAGTGATATTAAAACTTGGTTTATAAATTTACCCCCACTACATGCATCAACAGGATTCAAGAAAGAATGTTACAATATATTGATGGAACTGCCAGTCAATCCATTAATACTCAAATCAGTTGAATATGATAGATGTTTGTATGATAGTGCTACAAAAAAAAACTATGAACCTGCAAGTTATCCTCAGAGAATCGACTTTTTAAAAAGTTTAGGAATGTCACAAAAAGAAGCCGAAGCAAACGCTGATCGTGATGTTGAAACTGGCAAATATTTAAACTGGATTAACAATAATGCTTAAAGATTACGGACTTGATGTTCAGAGATTATTCCTAGAAATGATGTTGGAAGACGCAACCAGTTATGTGCGTGTTCAAAACATTTATAACGCACAAAACTTTGATCGGAGTTTGAGACCGGCAGCCGAGTTCATCAAAGAACACACTGACGCTCACAAGACCATGCCTGATAGAACACAGATTGCCGCAACCACAGGCATCAAACTACAACCAGTACCTGATCTGAACGAAGGCCATTACGATTGGTTTATGCAGGAATTTGAAGGGTTTACTCGTCGACAAGAACTTGAACGTGCAATACTAAAATCGGCTGACTTGTTGGAGAAGGGCGAATTTGAACCAGTTGAGAAACTGATCAAAGATGCAGTACAGATATCATTGACCAGAGACATGGGCACAGACTATTTTGCAGATCCTGCAGGTCGTATCAATCGATATTTCAACTCAGGAGGTCAAGTAAGCACTGGATGGCCGCAACTGGATAGATTGTTGTATGGTGGATTCAGTCGTGGAGAACTGAACATTTTTGCTGGTGGATCTGGTTCGGGCAAGAGTCTTGTGATGATGAACATTGCCTTAAACTGGGTGCAACAAGGACTATCGGGGGTTTATATCACCCTGGAACTCTCTGAAGAACTTACCAGTTTGCGTACTGATGCTATGTTAACAAACATGAGCACCAAAGATATTCGCAAGGATATAGACACAGCAGAACTCAAAGTCAAGTTAGTCGCTAAAAAATCTGGTAATTATCAAGTGAAAGGGTTGCCAGCACAAAGCAACATCAATGACATCCGTTCGTATTTGAAAGAGTATCAAATTCAAACAAATAAACGTGTAGACTTTGTGATGATCGACTACTTGGACTTGCTGATGCCTGTAAGTGCCAAAGTTTCGCCCAACGACTTGTTTGTTAAAGACAAATATGTCAGTGAAGAACTACGCAACTTGGCCAAAGAATTAGGCATGCTAATGGTCACAGCCAGCCAGTTGAACAGATCTGCAGTAGAAGAAATAGAATTTGATCATTCACACATTTCAGGCGGTATTTCAAAGATCAACACAGCAGACAATGTGTTTGGTATTTTTACGAGTCGTGCAATGAAAGAACGTGGCAAGTATCAAATCCAATGCATGAAGTCACGCTCCTCAACAGGTGTTGGGCAAAAGATTGATTTGGAATACAATATTGAAACCATGAGAATCACAGATGAAGGTGGAGATGAAGGAACAGGCTATAACAAGCCACAAAGTAATATCATGGATTCAATCAAGGCTCGCAGTCAAGTAAAACCTGCAGAAGGCGAGTCTAGTACACCACCCTGGGAAAGAGCCAAGCCTCGAGAAAACTTTGATTTAGAAACACCCAAGGTCACAGCAGATGTACAAAGTGCAAAACTCAAACAACTGCTGGGACAGATTAAATCAAACTAAGCCGCAACGCCTTCTATCACAGCAAAGGTGAATACAGGTGCATCAGTAGCCGTGCCACTAGCGGCAGAGAATGTGATTCTAAAACTGCCATCTGCCACTGCACTAATATATGTTTCGTAGATGTTTGTACCTGATTTCTGGTTGACAATAATTACATCATTTGCAGTCACTAGACTGTTGGTCACTGTGAAAGAAGTATAGGCCGAAGTACCTGCCGCAGAGAACAGAGTGATAGCACCGCACTTTTTGTTGAGTGTGACACCTGTGGTACGACTTGATGCTTGTGTTACAGCACCACCGGCTCCGGCAACAAATCCAACTCCCAGACCTGCGCCAGCCAGTAGTGGTCGATTCAAATCATAGATGGCAATTGTGGTGCCCGAATCCGCTGTACTAAATCCAAATCTGTATGTACCGGTGGCACCAAATGTTATAACGTTGGCGGCATATCCTTGTATGCCAGTGGTCCCCAGACTCACTGCACTGGGCAATGTGACAGTATAAGCAGTATTGGTCACAACAACGTCAACATACACAACACCTTCATCGCCTGATACGGGCCAGTTAGAGAAACTTAGACTGATGTTGGCCGTGGGCGCAACCAATTGGTACTGTGCGGCTGAATAATCAATAGCAATAGCACCTGCTGTGGCAGTTTGTTGCAGATAAGTGTGGCTTACATCATTTAATTTAACGGCGTATATTAAGTTGTCTGCCATGTTGTTGTCAAGTGTAGTACCTGTCAGCGCGGCCTTGAAAACACCCTTGTTTTCCAAGTCAGTGATTTCTGTTGCGGCCACCTGAAAATTGGTTTTGATGTTGGTAAAATTATCTCTAAAGCCCTGTGTATTGTTGGGCTGGCCTGCAACGGGGTATTGGCCGTCTATGTTATTGGGGTTAATTTGACTTGTCATGGGTGATCCTGTATAATAGATATTTATTAGAATCTAAAAAGCACTAAATAATCCAAAGGCCCAGATCGAATGCAGAAAAAGACCCGAAGTTTGCTGGAAGAATTAGATTCAATGTATGTGGAGCGGGATCGCCGACTGATCATTGAAACTCGTGCTGACAGCGTGATTGCCAGTGCCATACGCTTGATTGAACAAATTGAATCAGAGTTTGGCCCAGAGCAAGCAGACAACCTCACACGCAAATTGCTCAATGCCATACGCACCAAAGATGCCGGCAAGTTTTCACGATCTGTCAGGAGAACCAATGCAGATTCATGAGATAACACGCAAGCCCTTGAACGAACTTGCCAACATGCCAACGGCAACAGGAACCTCTCCCATGAAGGTAACGTATGGCCCAGGCATTGTTAAACCAGCGGCAGCCACACCCACCAGTGGATCAGCCCCAACTGCCACAACAGCCACTTCCACCCCGGCACCTGCTACCAGTGGATCAACAGGCGGAACACTTAACAAAGTCACTGGTGCAGTGGCCAACAGCGCACCTGGAAAAGTTCTAGGTGGTGCCGCTGCCGTGGCCGGCGGCATAGCAGGTGCCTTGGGCAAGAGCCTGATGAGCAAAGCGTTTGGTGGTGTGGATGTGATGGGCAAGTTTGCAGGCCAGCCCATGAATCGTGCTCAAGCACTCAAACTGGGACAAGAAATGAGCAAGACTCTGTTGCCAGTATTGCAACAAAACTGGGCCAATCAAGTGCAGGCAGCGTTGGCACAAAGTCGAGATCCTGTGACCAAGGCACCATCAACCAGTCCGGCTAAACTCACATCCGGAGAAAAGAGTGTGCTCAAGTCCCAACTCACAGCCATGGTCAATCAGGCCATTCAGCCACGGGGAAATTTCAATTATACTACCTTGGCCAACTATGTGGGCGACGATACCACACCAGAAGGTCAAACAGTCAAGGCCACAGCCATGCAGACCATTCAGGAAATAACCAAGGCCATTGACGGCATATTTCAAGACACTTTGGCAGGCACCAATCCTGCACAAGATTGGCAAAATCTTGTGGTATCTGGTATAGCCCCAGCACAGGGAGTGCTGGCCTTTGACTCGGCCACTGGATTGGGTTATGGTGGTACAGGAGCACGACGAGCCGCCTTGTCATCACAGGACTTGTCCTTGGCCACGCAACTGGGATTGAATGCCACAGATGTGGCTGAACTGCAACAGGCCGCTCGAAATCCCACACAAAAAGCACAGTTGATCAAAATGCTGGGTTTACAATCTTAGGACACATGATGCAATTACAAGAAGGCGGCAATGTTTTTAAAGATGCACAAGGCAAGCCACTCACACAACGCATCAAACAAGCAGACATTGCCAGCACAGTGGCCTGGTTGGAAAAACTCACAGGCCTGGACTTGACTCGAGTCAAAGACGAGAACGGTATTCCTGTCAAATGGTTGGGTAGCACAGGCAAGAAGCCTGATTCAGGCGATCTAGATCTTGCTGTGGACGCCACGGAAATAACCAAGGCTGAATTAAAAGGACGCCTGGACGCTTGGGCTACCCGGAACAAGCAAGATCCCAAGGACTGGACCCGACTCACAGGCGAAGCAGTACACTTTAAAACACCCATACAAGGCGACCCCCGGCGTGGCTATGTACAAACAGACTTTATGTTCATGCCTGACATGGAATGGGGCACATTCTGGTTGGGTGGTGGCACAGGTAGTGCTTATAAAGGTGTGTTCCGTAATGTGCTGATGTCAAGCATTGCCAAAGCACTGGGACTCAAAGCCTCGGCCAAGGGCATTATCAGTCGTCAAACAGATCGAGTGGTCACTATGGATCCTGATCAAGCCGCAGGCATACTGCTAGGACCCAACTACAACCGCAATCAAATGATGACTGTGGAAAGCATTTACAAAGCACTGGCCATGGATCCTGACCGTGATGCCAAATTGGCCGACTTCCGTGAATATCTACAACGTGAAGGTGTACAAGAACCTGAACAGGGCGTGGCCGAAAGTGATGTTAACTTCTTGGCAAGACTGCGTGACCGTATTGTGAACCGTGGCTATGTGGCCTTGGTTGAAGCAGAACAAGCCGGAGTTGGTGGACGAGCCAAAGGCATTGAACATCTTGAAGATCTAGTGTTCCGTCGTGGCACACAAGGCATCCGAGACGCACTGGAAATTGTCAAACATGCTACTGAAAAGCCATCTACTGTGACAGCCAAGTGGGACGGCAAGCCTGCTGTGATATTTGGTCGCAAGCCTCTCAATGGTGAATTTGTGTTGACAGATGGATCAGGCTTTGAAGCCAAAGGTTACGATGGACTTGCCACTAGCCCACAGATGATGGCCAACATACAGAGTCGACGAGCAGGCAACAGAACTGAACTTATCAATTTGTATACTGAATTGTTTCCTGTGCTGGAAGCCGCGCTCCCTCCCAACTTTAGAGGATATGTCAAAGGTGATTTGTTGTACATGTCAACACCTCCTGTGGAAGCAGGCAACTATGTGTTCCGACCCAACACAGTAGAGTACAAAATTCCAGTCAAGAGTTCACTAGGACAACGCATCGGCAACTCAAACATCGGTATCGCCATACATTCAATGTATGCCGATGCAGGAGATGCACGTCAGCCCTTGAGTGGGGTAAAGTTCAATGAAGTTCCGGGGCTGATGCTGGAAAAGCCAGCAAGTCCTCGACAACTACAATCTGAAACCAACACTGAAAAACAACTCAAGGCGTTGATCAAAACTCATGGTCGAGCAATCGATACGCTGTTTAATCCTACAGAACTACGAGCACACAAGATCACAGACCTTGCTAAACTGTGTGTGGACTTTATCAACACCAAAGTTGGCGGCCCACTCAATGGTGCTACACTATTGCCCGAGTTTGGTGAGTGGTTGCAGACCCGGGTAACACCACAAAAGTTCCGTAACATTGTGGAGTACTTGAATAGTCCTACGTCAAATACCCCTGCACTTGCCGCGGCATTCAACGCATTTAATCTGTTACATGATGTCAAAATGCACCTGTTACGCCAAGCAGATACTGAGCACCCGGGACAAGAAGGCTGGGTCATGGCCACTCCTGTGGGCTATGCAAAAGCGGTAAATAGATTTGATCCCACGGCATTTGCGGCTCAAAACCGCCAGAGAAACAATCCGCAACAGGCGTGATTTTTCCAAACTGACTAAATAAAAGCAGGTCCACTGAGACCACTAACTTAAAGGAAAAATAAAATGGCAACATTTACAAAAACAAATGGTACTACCCAACCAGTCTTTGCACTGGACGTAGCAAACGGTTCTATCGCTGGTACAGCAAACGTCGCGGCCCAAGGCCCAGTGATGTTGTCTGGTCCAAAGCTAGACTTCTTCTTATTGACAGCAAATGCCGCATTGACAAATGCTGGTAATGTTAACGGTTATTTGAACAATGTGTTCCAAGCAATCCAATCTGGCGCTGGTATCACTGGCGGCGGTGCAGGCGGAACAATTGCGTTCTATCAAGCAGGTGCAACTGCTGGCACAATCAACCTTGCTATCTATCCAAGTGGCGCTTACACAACAGCAACATTGGTAGCGGCTGCTCAAACAGCCAATGCAACTGGTGGTTTGAACATTGGTATCCCAACTGGTAACGTATCCAACGCGGCTACATTCACTAGTTTGGTTAGCTAATAATTAACTGGTTTCTAGTTGAAACTACCCTGGACGTAAAAACTCCAGGGTTTCTTTTTGGCATTAAATACTCATAGAATGAAAATCATATGCCGTACTCTTTTTGACTGTAGTCTTACTGGTGTGACCGGTCATTTCAGATCAAGCGAAATTCCGTTTGTGGATCGTGCTGGACAATTGGTACGCAATCAATCGGATTGGAACCATTCGCGCAACCAACAACGCAACTGGGAAACGCTGTTACAGATCATAAGTTTACGCACTCAGCCTGTAGATCTTACTGTGCCCACACAAAAAGATGGCGTATGGGAATTTGAATTTCGTAGTGAATCACAAGGTGTGTTTGAGATATATGGAGATACTGATCCCTTGGCCGGCCTAAGAGTTGACTGCGAAGGTGTGCCCATGATGTTGAATCTCACTGAGCAACCAAGTCTAGCACCAACTATTACTACCAACGGCGAAGGTCAAAACATTTGGTTCATTGCGGTAAATAATGCATTGGAGTAATCATGATTGAAGCCACCGACATTGAAAAGAAAAGCCTTGAAGCACACGTGGAATTGTGTGCCGAACGCTACAACGCACTAGAAGACAAAATGACTGCCATGGGCACAAATATTGCACATCTTTGCGAAATGGTCACAGAAGTCAAAGAACATGTGAGCCAACTGAACAATCAACGCAATGCTCAAATCATCAGTTGGGGCGTAGGCATCATTGGAGTGCTGATGGCCGCATTGGGCTACATGGTCTCTCACTACGTAATAAAATGACCCGTGATCAAAAACTAGAAGATTTTGCCGAGCGTGAGATCAAACGCAACATTGAATCTATTATATTGGACAATGGCACCGGTGGCATTGTGGTGTTTGGCAAGTACTGTATCGAGTCTGATGGCACAAGATCCAGAGTCAATACCTGGGACAGAGAAATACACAGTTTCAGCAGTAAAAAAACAGCCATGA